AGATGGAATAGGATTTATTTAATGGCCAAATACAGCAGCACATCTCCCTATTTTAACACTTCAGAAAATAAAATCAGTCTGGATTTTTTAAATCCAAGAACCATCACAGCGGCTCAAGACGACATCTCCTATACCATTGACAGGATCTATGCATATAGACCCGATCTACTGGCCTATGACTTGTATGGTACTCCAAGACTTTGGTGGGTGTTTGCACAAAGAAATCCCGATGTAATAGAAGATCCCATTTATGATTTTACTATAGGTAAAACTATACAGTTACCCAAGATGAGTAATCTTAAGAACGACTTGAGTATATAAAAAATGAATAGCAATAATAATTGGATGGATAATCTTGAAACCATGGGAACCAACACTATTGCAAATCAACCTGCAATGCCAGGACAATTACTCAATAAAAATAAAATCGCAGGAGATACCTCAGAACCAAATGTACTAGGAAAATATGCATCATTCAATTACATATGGACACTGTCTGCGCTGTCTCGAGGGGAGATTAGAAATCCCAAGAACATAAGAGAACCACACGATGTTATCGCTAAAAGCAGCGGAATAGGCAGAGATGGTGAGTTTTCTGCTTTTAATACATCAGGAGAATACAGCACCACCGCAGGCACCACCGCAGGCAGCGACGTAGAGTTTGAAAGATCTAAAAAAACACAGAGTGAAAAAAATAGAAAAATAGCAGCTGGATCCGATAAAATATTGCGAAGAGGACACGATATTTTTTTTGAAAAAGTTGTAATGACAGCTGTGCATAGACCCAACGAGCAACGTAAATTAATGAATTTTACAAAATTAGATATAGAGATGTCTGAACCGTATGGCGTTACTCTATTTGAAAAGATGCGTGCCGCTGCTTTTAATAATAATTTTCTTGATCATGTAGATGCACCTTATCTGTTAACTTTACAATTTCGGGGATATGATAATCTAGGACAACCACAAGAAGTAATAACCAAACGTTTAATACCAATTAAGATAACGAATGCAGAAATGGAAATCAACGCAGGTGGAACAATTTATAACTTAACTGCTGTACCATGGACTGAATTTGCAATGACTGACAGGTACCTGTATACTAGATCATCTGGTAGCATTGGCAAGAGCACACTCAACGACGCACTGGCTGAAATGTCGCAAAGATTGAACGAGCAGCAGGATATAGAAATACAAAAAGGTCTTAGAGAGTACAAAGATGTTTATGAAATTGATGCTGCACCCGGTATATTTCAATTGGCTAATGATTCAATTAATTGGAAAATATGGACTGGTGGGATCTTTAATCAGAGTTGGAGACCCAACATCAGCATAGCACAATTGATCAAAGATGTGACAGTTAAAGCAGATGGTTATAGAAATATAAATGAAATAGTTAAAAAATATTGGAAAGATTTAGAATCTTTTTCCGCAGCATCAGATGGAGGATCAGACAAAGAAGCTCCAGATCCCTTGGTACCATGGTTTAAAATAATAACCACAGTGGATCAACAGGATGAATTTGATAGAATAACTAAAATGCACAAGAAAAAAGTAAAATTTCGTGTAATACCCTACAAGGTCCATGTGATGAATTTTACAGTACCCGGACTCAGTGCCAGTGGATTATGGGGTAAAAAAGTAAGGAAAGCCTATTATTACATTTACACGGGAGAAAACACAGAAATAATAGACCTTAAAATAAATTATAAAGTTGGATACTATCTAGCTCGATTAATGGATGGTTCTGGAGCAGACGGACAATTTAAAAAAACAGTAAAAGATTTATCCTTAAGAGAATTAGTGGAAAAATATGGTAGATTCAGTGGAGGACAATCAGATTCTTTACAACCACTGAGAGGATTTCCTACCACAGTAAAGACAGAAGATGTTGCATCAGAAAAAGGAGCCAGCAGAACCCAAGTGGATGAGTTTTATGAATATCTAACCAATCCTCTAACAGACATGCTGCATGTGCAGATGACCATAATGGGAGATCCTGCATTTATAGGACAAGATTTTGCTTTGCCTATGCAGAGCGGAAATAATATAGCAGTATCCTCGACAACAGTACAAGCACAGTATGATGGAAAACAATGGGACGAACAAGCAGGATGTTTTAATTTTGATCAGGCAGAGCCATTTATAACATTAAATTTTAAATTTCCAACAGACATCAGTGAAAGAAAAGGAGTTATGGATTTTCAATCTTTGGAAAATGTACAATTCAATGGATTATATAAAGTGGTATCAGTAGAGAGCACATTTGATAGAGGAAAATTTACACAGATGTTAGATATTGTTAGATACAATAATCAAGATGGGGCATTCACACCATTAGAAAGCATTAAAGATCTAGAAAAAAGAGCATCTGAAGCAATCAGTAGACCAGATGGTGAAGTAAGATGGGACCTTGGAGCTTAACTATGAAAGAGAAAGAGATTTATATATAAAATATGTCATCAGATACATCAACACCAAATAGAAGTAATAGATTATCTTCCTATACAGAGATTAATCCAGGTCCTTATATTGGCATAGTTAAAGACAATGTGGATCCTACTAAAATGGGTAATCTGCGTGTGTTGATACCCAGTCTAACAGGCAGCGATGAAGCAGCAGATGGCAGCTTATATAACGTACAATATCTAAGTCCATTCTATGGAGCCAAAAGTCCTAACGCCACCGCTGGGAAAAGTGTTACAGAACAATATGATTATGAGTTAAGTCAACACAGTTATGGTATGTGGATGGTTCCACCAGATATAGATACAAGAGTATTGGTTATATTTGTAGAAGGCAAAGTATCTCAAGGATTTTGGTTTGGTTGTGTGCAAGAACCATATATCAATCACATGATGCCAGGTATAGCCTCATCTAAATTTACACAATTACAAGGCACAACCGGAGAAGCAGAATCTCAACAAAAAACAGAAGTATATGGAACAGATGTTGTACCAGCTGGCGAAGTTAACAGACAATTGTTTGCTTATGCTGGAGCTTCAGGAATAGATAAACAAAATAAACCCATACATCCTTTTGCAGATAGATTAAGAGAACAAGGATTAATACAAGATACAACAAGAGGAACCACTACCAGTTCTGCACGCAGAGAGAGCCCTAGTGCTGTATTTGGTATCAGCACACCAGGCAGAATTGATGAAACAAAAAAGAAATTTAGGTTAGGACCAACAAATAATCAAAAAGAACAATCAGCCACTAGAAACACAGGTCATACATTCGTCATGGATGATGGAGATGCTGCCGGCGATAATCAATTAATAAGATTAAGGACCAGCGCTGGACATCAGCTATTGATGCATGATACCAAAGGGGTGGTATATCTTGCCAACGGCTCAGGCAACGTTTGGATGGAGTTCACAGATGATGGTAGTATAGACATATACGCTAAAAACGGAATCAATATTAGATCGGGTGGTGATATGAATTTTCATTCAGAAAAAGATATCAACATGTATGCTAACAATAATTTTAAAATCAAAGCCAATCAAAATTACGAAGGTGGAGGTGGAGAACGTTCTGGACAAATTAGTATTGATGGATCGGACATAAAAACTTATGCATCAAGGACCATACACAATTATGCAGAGACTGGATGGTATGCAGTCAAAGCTGGTATGAGTATATACAGTCAAGCAGGAGGACAACAAATACATCAAGCCAATGGTATGATACATCTAGTGGGCAGTCAAGTGCATTTCAACAGCATAGGAGCAGATCCTTTCTTGGTACAGTCACTGAAAAGATCAGACCTAGGAACCACAGAAACAGATGTAACAGATGTTACTGGAAAACTAGTGACAGATAGCAATGGAAATATTTTAGTAGTAAATGGAAAACTTTATGAAACCAAAATAATTACAGGCATGACAGGCATGATTGTGCCCACACACGAACCCTATGACAAACACAGGGATAAAAAGAAATAAGTATGTTTATAAAAAATTATGGCAATAGCAGATAGAAATAGATCAGGAGTACAGGGCACACAGGTGTTTAAAGGATTCAGTTCTCGAGCAGAATTGACCAATTTTAAACTGTATGATTTTGATCTAATCAAACAAGATCTTATCAATAGATTGAGTGTACGCAAGGGTGAGCGAGTGGAAAATCCTGAGTTTGGCACCATAATCTATGATGTTATTTTTGAACCATTAACAGAAGCACTAAAACAAGCCATAGCAGATGATATTGCAAAGAATTTAAATGCAGATCCTAGGCTCAGCACACAGGATATAGTAGTGAGTGAGAGTGAACACGGCATATCCGTACAGGCCACAATAACCTATGTGCCCTATAATATTACCGAGAAACTCACGTTTTCATTCGATGAAAACTCCCTTTTACGCCTTTCT